CAAAAAATGGTTAAACAACATTTTTGTGTAAAAGTTGGAGATAAGCCAATAACTGAAGATCTTTTAAGTATTAGAACAGAACAAGATATAAAAATAATTCCTTTAGTACACGGTAATTTTATTATGTTTGTTGGAGGATTACTTTTAAAATATGCTGCTAAAGAATATATTAAAACTAAAATTATTTCAACAATATTAACGTATGTTGCCGTTAGTATGATTACTCAAGGATTAAATAATTTAATTTCTCCTCAACAAAACACACAAAATCCTCAATCTAGGGAAGACCCACTTGACCCATCTTCTTTAGCAAGTAATTATTCATTTACTGGACTTACAAATATTAGTCAAGCTGGTATTCCAGTAAATCTAGCATACGGTGAAATTGTTGTAGGTTCTATTGTGGTATCTAATGGAATTGATACAGTTCAAGTAGAGGGTACAAATTAATGCCAATAAAAGAATTTGATCAAAATACTACTTTTACAAATCCTGATTTACCTAGTGGTGCATTATCTTCAAAGCAGTTTAATACGATAGTGGAGTTACTATCTGAAGGAGAAATAGAGGGAAGTGCAACAGCCTCCAAAAATGGAATAACTGATAAAACATCAACCGCTTATATTAACTCATTAAAGAAAGATATTTTTTTAAATCAAACACCGATATTACAGGCTGCTGCTAGTGTAACAAATCCACAAGATAGTGACTTCAATTTTAAAGATGTAGGTCTTGATTTTAGAGATGGTACTGCAAACCAAACATTTATTTCTGGTATAAAAAATATTGAGACAGAGGTAGGTATTGGAACGCAAGTAACTGTTGCAAACCCAGTAACACATACGGTTAGTCAATCTAATATAAATGCTGTTAGGGTTACATTAAATTTTCCATCGATACAAAGTTTTAACGATGAAGGTGGAATAGATGGTCGAACTGTTCAGTTAAGAATTAAAACAATAGAAAATGATGGCACAACAACAACTGTCGTAGATGATTTAGTAAGTGGTAGATCAACTAATGCATATTTTAGAGATTACTTAATTAATTTAAAATCAACAACTTCTTTTCCAGTTCAAATAAGAGTTGAAAGAGTTAGTCCAGATAGTACAGATTCAAAAATTGTAGATGCTTTTAGATTTAATTCTGCAACAAATATAATAATGAAGCAGAACGCATATCCGAACACTGCGCATACAGCTTTACGATTTAGTGCTGAGAAATTCCCTAGAATACCCAATAGGCGTTATCGCATAAGAGGAATAAAAGTAAAAATACCATCTAATGCAACAGTAAATGCAACTCATGGTAGTTTATCTTATGCAGGCACATGGAACGGTACTTTTAAAGCCAGTAAAGAGTGGTGTTCTGACCCAGCTTGGATTTTATATGATTTACTTACAAATGATCGTTACGGCTGTAATATTGCTGAAACTTCACTTGATAAATTTACTTTTAAATCTGTTAGTGAATATTGTGGGGCGT